CAGGAGCACCTGTAAGGAACTCAATTGCCTCTTGATAGTCTTGTACCTGACCCTCAGAGATGAGGAAATCAGCGATCAGAGTGAAGTTGTCAGACTCATCTACAGTCTTTCTACGACCACCACTCATGGGTTCATCATGTTGCTTAGGTCCACTATCCTTTCCATACTTTTTCTTGGCGACAGCTCTCTTAGAACCATCAGCATTTCTGAAGTCTGAAGGATAGGTTGCTTCATCAACCTTTTTCTTCTCTAATTTATCAAGTGCTTTTTGATTTGCCTTGATTGCTTTGTCATATCCACCACCTGGTTTGCCAACACCACCATGCTTTCCGCCAGGTCTACCGAATGGATCTTTCTCTTCTTTGTAGTTGCTACGGGCTTTCTCATCACCCATCTTGGAGAAGCGCTCATTCTCCTTCTGACGGGAGATAGCAGAGACGATCTTAGAAGACTTGTCCATTGCAGACTGCTTCTTCTGACCTCTAGAGGACAGTGCAGTGCGGGCTAAGTTGCCAGCACGGCGATACATCTTGTTCTCTTTTGCCTTGTCGATCTCTTTGTAACCTTCTTCGACTTCAACTTCAACTTCTTCTTTCTGAGCTCTCTTACGCTTGGCAAAATCATAGTATGACTCACCAGGACGCAGTTTATTATCATCCTTCTTCTTAGCTGCTGCCTTAGCAGCATCAGCACGATCTTCACGAGCACGCTGATTGGCACCAGGACCACCCAGTTTACGATCCTTCTCGGGATCGGGATGCCAGGTGTCTGCAACCTCTTGTACATCCTCTCCTTCAGGAGTAGGGGGATTGTTCATCTGTCTATACAACTCCGACAAACCACGGAGTTGATCCATCCCCTTATACAGATCCATCGACTCTAACCTAAAACGTGAAACTATTTAGGTTTTCAGAGTTTAAATCCGGCGAATGTGTCCTTGTTTACATCCTGTTTGATACCACCAACGATGTAAGATTCTACCTCAGTTTCCTGTGGTGCCACTTGCAATCCTTTAGAGGACAACCAGTGCTCTGTCCAGGGTAATGGATTGTTCTTTTGGGGTACATCATAGATGGGTTTGATTCCAACCGCCTTCATGCGGCGATTAGCAACCCACTCAACATACTTGCTAAGAAGTTTATCGTTCAGACCAATCATAGATCCATCTCTGAACAGATAATCAGCCCATGCTTTCTCTTGATTGACGCAGTTCTGGAACTGTTCCATAAACCAAGGTTCTTGTTCCTTGGCAATCTTCTTCATCTCAGGATCATCACCTTCACGCCACTTGTTCAGGATATTTTGCGTGAGTACCAGGTGTTGCGATTCATCTCTCGCGATAAGCGAAATGATTTTGGCAGACCCCTCCATAAGTTTAAGCTCGCCAAAAGCGAAACTACAAGCAAAAGACACATAGAAACGAATGCCTTCCAGGATATTGACATTCGCGACTGCTCTATAGAGTTTTGTCTTGAGGTCATACAGATTTGCTTGTGCAGTTGGTACTTGCTCTAGTGCATGTTGCCAATCATTGGAGTTTCCATACTGTTGGGCAGCTCTCACAAACTCATCATATCCAGAGGTAACACTAGTTGCTCTCTCCATGATGTTTGCATCGTCCAGAATCGTATCAAATACCTCTCCAGGGTTTGAATATACGTTCTTGATGATGTATGTGTAGGAACGGGAGTGGATCATTTCCATGAATCCCCATACGGTCATGGCAGATTCAAGCTCAGGTAGTGAGCAGTAAGGGATAAAAGCCATCCCAGGACCACGCCCTTGTACGGAGTCAAGCATGATCTGGTACTTGAGATTGGAAGTATAGATGTGCCTCTGTTCCGCATTGAGTTGAGCGTAATCTCCACGGTCTTTTTGAAGGGAGACCTCTTCGGGTCTCCAGAAGTATCCAAGTTGTTGAGTTGTTAACTTATCAAAGACTGGATATCTAAAATTATCATATCTTTGGAGTCCCAGTGGTTTACCAAAGAACATAGGCTGCTTAGTAGCGTCATGTGTTTCTGGATTAAATACCGTCATTCCCTGAACTTTGTTCTCATATCCCGCGCTGACCTTAAATTTTACAGGACTCACAGTCATCTTCTTCCGTCTCCTCGATAAGTGATAGTATTTGCTCTAGATCTTCTTTTTTATCTTCTAAATCATCTGTCTTCAGGTCATGCGTGTTCTGGTAGTAAGAGGTTTTCCATCCAAGTTTGTAAGTTGTGAGAAGATCTTGTGCCATAACAGAAACAGGCACTTCATTATCAGGGTAATGCTCTGGATTGTAACTCCAATTACCACTGATTGCCTGATCAAAGAACTTCTGCATTATGGCGACGATCTTAATATAACCCTCGTTAGATTCCATATCCCAGAGAAGGGTGTAATTATTCTTGAGATGACCGTACGAGGGGACAATTTGCTTAAGAGGTCCTTTCTTGGATTTTTTAATGGACAGGTAGTCTCTAGGTGGTTCGATTCCGTTTGTGGCATTTGACACAACGGAACTGCTCTCCGAAGGCATCTGTGCGGACAGTGTGCTGTGTCTGAGACCGTATTTCTCGATGCTCTCTCTAAGAGCTCCCCAATCACAGGCATATTCTGGCGCGACCACTTCATCAACTTCCTTCTTATATGTATCGATGGGAAGAATTCCATCTGCATACTTGGTGCGACCGAAGTCACTACACCATCCTTTCTCTTTTGCAATCTCGTTGGATGCTTTGAGAAGGTAGAATTGGAATGCTTCCGACAGTTCATGGACCAGTTTATGCGCCCTAGGATCGTCGTAATGCTCCCCGTTCTTAGCAAGGTAGTGTGCCAGTCCAATGAACCCGATTCCAAGCGATCTACGCGCCTTTGTGGCACGCTCAGCAGCCTTCACAGGGTACTCTTGATAGTCAATCAGTTCTTCCAAACCACGAACAGAGAGGTCACAGAGTTCCTCAAGTTCGTTAAGGTTCTTTAGTTTGCCTACGTTGATAGCAGACAGAATACACAGCGCAATCTCACCAAAATCATCATCAATATGATTGATGGGATCGGTAGGCAGAGTGATCTCCTGACACAGGTTACTCATATTCACCTTGTCCTTGAAGGAGGAATGAGAGTTGCAGTGGTCAATGTTCATGATATAAACACGACCAGTCTCTGCACGCTCTTTCAGTAGGTTGAGAATGAGTTCTTGAGCACTGACAGTCTTTCTTGAAATAGACTGATCCGATTCATACTCCACATAGCGATCATCAAATGAATCAGTACCAAAAGCATCATAGAGTCCCGGTACATCATGCGGTGAGAACAAGCTAATCTCTCCATTCTGGATGAAACGCTCGTAGAAAAGTTTTGAAATCTGGATTGAGTAATCAAGTTTCCTCACGCGGTTGTCTTCTGTACCCTTGTTGTTCTTGAGAACAAGGATATCTTCTATTTCTTGGTGCCAGATTGGGAAGTGGACAGTCGCTGAGCCACCTCGAATTCCATTTTGTGTACAGCACCTGACAGTCGATTCAAACTTTTTAAGGAATGGTACAACACCTGTGTGTTGAACTTCTCCACCACGGATTTTAGAGTTGATTCCACGGATTCGACCTGCGTTGATGCCGATTCCCGCCCTTTGTGCAACATATTTGCCGATAGCCATATCAGAACTAAAGATGCTATCGAGGGTGTCATCAACATCAACAAGAACACAGCTAGCAAACTGTCGAAGTGGGGTTCGTACGCCTGCCATGATGGGCGTTGGGATGTTGATTCTGTGTCTGGAGATGGCATTGTAGTAGCGTCGTACATATGACAGCCTTGTTTCCTTAGGATACTCAGCAAAAATCGTGAGAGCAATCATAATGTACATGAACTGTGGAGTCTCGTAGACTTGTCCACTGCTCCTGTCCTGTACCAGATACTTATCAACTACCTGGCGAAGACCAGCGTAGGTGAACATGAAATCACGCTCATGATCAATGTAAGTATTTACTTCTTCGATCTCTTCCAAAGAATACTTTGTAAAGATTTCCTTATCATATACGTCATTCATGGTGCAATTCATGATCTGAGTGTTCAGATCAGGAAGAGTCCTCATCTTTCCATACAATGACTTTCTAACGGCGAACAGAAGTAAACGTGCCGCGACAAACTGATAATTAGGATGCTCCAAATCGATGAGATCACTAGCACTCCGAATAAGAATTTCTTGAATCTCTGCGGTTGTGATTCCATCATAGAACTGAATCCCAGAATTGATCTCTACTTGACTTGCAGAGACTCCAGAGAGTCCTGAACAAGCTGCTTCCACCATTGTATGGAGTTTAGTCAAATCAATTGGTTCAGTGGTGCCGTTACGCTTCTTGACTTTGATACCGTTGCTCATACTTTTTTCCACTGATTGAACTTTACTTTTGCTTCTAGACCACTGTAGACATTACATTCTACTACAGACTGGACATCATGTCCAGCTAAAACCATATCATTTATATCTTTCTGGTCAACACCAGAAGGCCAAATGACTACCTTATCACCACTGGCAATGGTTCTGTCGATTCTATTGACAATCTCTCTATTGCGCGGTTCGTTGTCATAGATCCAAACAGGATCGCTAATCCCCCAACGACTAACGTCAGCATCAGCTCCACACATAGCAATCGAGTTGCATAAGAATGTGCTGTCGAAAGGTCCTTCTGTAACATAGACTGGACCATCGCCTCTGATTGTATCAAGTCCGAAGATTTTTGGTGCTTCATCGCTAATCATTATGGTGAGATATTTAGGTTTTGAAGTAGGGTCTAATGCTCTACCTTGGAACCCAATTAATTGCTTTTCAAGATATAAAGGAATGACTATTCTAGGCTCAACACGTAAGCTCTGATGATTACTCTTCTTATAACTTTTGACAAACTCGTTAAAGTCTTCTGCGTAATAGAATCGACTGGGATCAAGACCACGTTTTTCAAGATAGGTTCTAGCAATATCCACTGTATCACATAGAGGGAGTAGGATATTGGCCTTAAACTTAGGTTTCTCAAAAACGAAGGATGTAGTTTCACTTGGCGCAGCATTTCGACCTCTCTTACCGTCCTTGAAATTCTCCAAAAGATACTTCTTATGTAACTCTGGATCAATGTGTTTCAGAAAGTTTGCAAACGACATCGAAGCACCACAGTTGTGGCACTTGTAATTGACGTTAGTCTTGATACTATACAAGTATCCCCTGCTGACATTCTTGCGCTTAGCAGAATCGCCACACAGGGGACACCTAAAGTTCCAGAGTCCTGGCTTTACCTTCTTGAATTTCTCCAGTCTAGGAGAAATAAGGGTGATGAATTCGTCGGTTACCAGGCTCATTCGCAACCTTCACTACGCTCTCTATTGTAGCACTTTTGCCTGATAAAAACAAGTGCTCTGCGAAAGTTGAAATGACTGGTCTTACAAAGAAAGATAGTACAAGTATGCCACCCAGGGCCATGTATATTCTTTTTTCAATTCCTTGTAGACGGTCTTTGACCATCAAAATATCTCTTCTACAACCTTCCTTGACAATCTGAAACTCAGCGTTACATTTATCTGTCAGATTATCAATCTTAGTGAACAAGATGTCATCTACCTTATCTTGCTTCTCTAATTTCTCCGAATGAACCGCCAATAACTTGCTCATCTGCTCATTCATATCAGCAATTCTGCCGATAGCCTGATCCATGCGATCGATTACATCGGCCATGGACTCCAGTTTAGTGGAGAGAATTGCTATTTGCGTTTGGTTGTTGGTCTCCATCTCTTGATGAGGTCCTTACGGTCTTTGTAGGGTTGCTTTCGTCTTAGATCCAGAGGTTTGTCATAACCTGCTGTGGGCGAACCAGAGTCTGTCTTTGCACTGCCACGATACATTGCACCACCACCAGATGAAAAAGACATTACAGGTGCCTCTTCTCTGAAATAATGAATGATTCTGTCCAGTGCTTTAGATTTCATTTAATAATTCCAAACAAGTCTTATCCTCTTCGATATCTGTAAAAGACGATCTAGGATAATCTGGTAATCTATTCAGAAATAGCAGAAAACTCTTAGCAGAAGGCCAGAGATTCTGTTCTAGTTTAAAGAACAACAGTGGAACTGTTGCGTCATTGAATACATTAAACAGGATTGTTAAATGATTTAGAATCAGGTTAGTCTTTAAGACACCCGTAGTTTCGTAGCGTTTTAGCAAACGCTTAACATACTTAAATCTCTTCAGATCGTCATAGAAATCATCCTCAGTCAGTGCCTGAGGATTATCGTAAAATTTGATGGCGAATAAAAGATAATTTTGATCGTTCAACTCAAGGAATTTCATGCATCACCAAGTAATTACTGGGGAGTAGGATAGAGGATACCGTTAGATCCGGTAGTAATACCAGACATCGCGACAAGAATCTCTTTCTTAACTCTAAGTTCACCGTGACAATCGATGTAGGTTGTAACACCAACCCAACCAGATCCAGGAGCAGTGTATTTCTTATTTACAGCCGCAGATTCTTGACCACCAATCGTCAGTGCTTCATCAATACCATAGATCTGCTTATCGTAACCACCCTTCAGGCGCTTGACGATGATTCTGTCTCCGACAGAGACCGCACTAAGGATCGTAGAAGCGAAACTTACCATGCGATTAGAGTTGCTGGTAAATTGTACCCCTGTTCCTGCAGTGATAGCAGCAGAGATTGTAGATGCAAGAGAGACGGAAGTAGATCCAATGGACTGAATTTCAACTTCTGCGTTAGAACCACCTGTCTCTACCAGAACTGTGTCTCCGCTGTTAGCGAAGATACCAGATGGAGATCCACCAGTGATATACAGGATGTCAGTACCAATTCCAGCCGCATTGTTAGCAGCGATTGTTCTGAATGCAGTGCCGATTCCGGTGATAACCAGGTCAGTTCCACCGTTCTCAACAGCATCGTTAACTCCAAGATCAGTAGCATCAATACCCAGGTCTTTAGTATTGATAGCGGCGTCTTCTAATGCTTCTCTAACTCTGAACTGTTTGTAAGATGCAGCAGTATCATGCTTGTTGCTGTAACCGTGATCAAGAACACTAGACTTAGGAAGTTGTGAGATGTAGAACGAAGTTCCTGCGATTGCTGCGCCACTCAAACCAGCAGTTGAACCAATTGTCAAACTGGTTGCGTTAGTAATTGATTTGATTACTGCATCGCCAAAATAAGTTCCCCCCTCTCCGCGATATCCAAATCGGATAATGTCGCCTTCTTGAGCGTAACCGGTAACACCAAAACTGGTACCCGACCCAACTACGGCTCCAGTGGAGTATGTCAGCGTGACAATGCCGGCCGCCTTATGGGTAATATTGTCGTCGTTTCCCCAAAGAGCCATGTTCTTACACCTGTATAAACGTTGAAGTTATATTGATATTTATACAAAGGAGATCCACGAGGAGATCTCCATTGTCATCAGTCTCTTGACTTGATAGCTGCTGTGACCGTTTCCAGTAACTTGTCATCCATCTCAGTCTTGGTCAGTTTTACTGCCTTACTAAGGATAACCAGACAGATATCAATCAACTTTTCTCCCAGTTCCTCATTGTCGGGAATCTTGGAGACGGCATCGCCAATAATTTTCGATGCCAAGGGTAGAAGAAATGCAAGCATGACTATAGAGCGAATTTCACTCTATATAGGATTTATCTGCTTTGCGCCTCTAACCTAAATTGTTCAAAATTTTTCCTTACTCTACCTTGATTAGCATTATCAATCTTGTTCAAATACTCATTAGATGCGTCAACCATGTTGTCAACATCTTGTAAAGTCAATCTTTGAATTGGATAGACATTGGAGAATCTCCATTTCGCCAGTCCAGATTGTCCAGGAGTTTGATAGTCCTGATCTAACTCATCATCATCGATTGGAAATAGGAATTTATCTACACCTGCTTGTGGAGTTACGGAAGCATCTCCGGTGTAGCCACCATTACTCCCAATGTTCATATTTGGGAGTGCCATAATTACTCGACAGAATCCTTACTGTACTTAGCACGAATTTGTGCTTTTACAACATCGACAGCAGCACGACGATCGTGCTCTCCCTCATTGATTCCTTTCAATTGAGCGACTCGATGGTTGAAACTTGCAGAGATATCACTCTCTTCTTTCTGTGGCATCAGTTCTTTCAAACGCGATGCAACTGCTTTGTCAACTGCTTCTTTCAGAGGATCAATTACAACTTTGCTTTCAATCTGATTGATTTCTGCCTTGAGTTTTACCTCTTCGATTCTCTTACCAAGATCAGCCTTGGTCTCCTCCATTTGGGGGTTGATGGTGATCTTGTTTTTGATTCCTTTCTTGAGGTTGATCTTTTCTTCATCCTCAGGGTCAAGGTTGTCGCTGAGATTCTCAAAGAAACCAGTTCTCCAATCGTAACTTTCGGACTTAACTCTGACCTTAAGTGCAGTCTCTTCTCCCATTTTCTTAGCACCTTTATCGGTGACAGTAGAAATACCACGGAGAGTCTTACCAGCAGCCTTCTTAAGACCACGCTTCATTGCACCACCAAGGCGACGCAAGAAACCTTTCTTCTTCTCTCCACCACTGGAAGATTCGCCACTGGAAGATCCAGAGTCGGACGAAGAGGACGAAGAATCAGACTTAGCAGCGGCACTACCACCAGTAGTTCCACTCTTGCTTGTGTCAGTTGAAGCAGCCTTAGGAGGTTCAGACTTGCTAGAAGTGTCAGGACGTGACATTGCCTTTGCTTTCTGCTTCTCTTTAGCAGCAGAAAACTCACCTGCAACTTTACCAGCAGTAGAAACTACTTTCTTACCAACTGCCTTAATACCAGACTTTGCTTTAGCAGCAGCGACAGATCCTGCCTTCTTAACAGCAGATCCTACCTTCTTAACAGCAGAACCAACACGATCAGCACCTACTTTTACTGCCTGTTTTGCTTTCTTAGCAACAAATCTCTTTGCAGCACCACCAGATTGGGGACCATCGGCAGTGGCACCCATTCTCTTTCTTTCGAGTCTACCCTTTGCAATAGCACCAGCGTCTCTTTCCTCAGCGAGGAACTGGTCACTATCAATAAACTCAAGTGTTTCAGTCAAGAAACCTTCTTGCTCGATCTCCTCAAAGACATCATAGATAGTTGCTTCTAATTCTTCGTCAGAAACAACTCTGAGCATAGGATCAGACAGAATAGATTCCCACTCTTCCTTAGCGGTCTTCTTTTTCTTCTTATTCTTACCACCCATTTCATCCTTGCCAGTAGCCCCAGCAATCACATCACCACGGGTGACCTTATCATATGGGGGATAGTTGTTAGCAAGATTGCCGTCGTTTGCTTCTTTCTGGGTCGTCACTTTTTCTTTCCCCTTCTTAGAGTTATCATCGCCCTCATCATCGGCGGGTGTTTTATATGTAGACATTTCTACAGATGAAATATTCTTAGTGCCTCTGAGTTTCGTAATAGTCTTACGATCTGCCTTACGATAGTAAGTTTTTCCAGCGGCTTTATCATGGACTCTCACAGAATATTTTCTGTCTTCGTCCTCAGTCATATCAAATGATTCACCAAAAAGTTTTTCACGAACTGACTTCTTTTCAACAGGTGTCATAGAAGCATTACCAATATAAGAATTGAATGCAACTTCTAATTCTACCTCATCCTGCTTAGCACGATAACGAATATCATAGACGGCTTGGCGAACACGCTTTGCGGATGCTTCGTCGTCAGATCCACCCTTAGGACCCTGAGCAGGGCTGTTAGGGCTGCCAGGTTGGTAAGGAGGGTTCTTTCTTGCAGGAAGGTCCTCAAAGAAGGTTCTCTTCATCGTCTTCAATTCGCAGTTCTAGACTTTCTTTTACTCTTATTTATGAAGGACTGTATTTTCTCTCTGGGAGTCAACCCCTGTACATACTCACGATATGAATCAGTTCCCACTAAATTAACTTCAGAGAGGTCCTTAATCCAGGATTTAAACAGGTATCCTTCCTTTGTAACACAGATCAAATAGTTAGTTCCTCGACGAATGACCTTACCAGTCAACCCAGTATTGATACTCTCGACAAAATCACCAACATTAAAAATGTTACGATTTACATAGTTCTCGCGAAGGTTCTTCCAATCAAACTTAGGAGCGATCTCCCACAGTTCAACTTCCTCCTCTACATCCATGATATTCATATTCAAACGAACAGAATTGTATAGATCTTTCTTGGCCTTGTCGCTCAGTTCTTGGGAGAGTCCTTTGACAAACGTGTCGTAATCTCCTTCTGCAGCTGCTTTTCGTAACTTAGAGGCAGACATACCCTCGACACCTTCGGCATCAGGGTTTCGCTCACCGGCAGAAACAACGTTAATCGTATCAAAACTGTAGAGCTGACCGTTGTAGTCGTTCGCGAGCCTCTCAAATTCTTTGAGTCTGTCAGAACCCACAACGATATTGATCGAACGGTATCCTGCATTATGTGCTGCTTGCAATACATCAAAGATGGTCTTCATCTTGGCATCGAACACAATATTATTAGCGTGCTCGGGGTAAGATGCTTTCATCCAGTCAACTTTCTCTTCGCAACCCAGAGGATTCTTCTTAGGATCGCAACTGTGAGAGGGATAGATTCTGTACTCATCAGTACCAGCAACCTTTTTGACAGCATCAACCAACTTGCCGTGACCAGCAGTGGGTGGGTTGAAGCGACCAAAACCAATGGTGATACCACCACGAGTTTTTTCTACCTCAGGTGCAGTTGCAGTCTCTGCTTCTGCTGCCTGCTCCAATACATTTGTCATGCGAGCCACAGACTTGTCAGTTGTGAGGAATTCGCTGAACTTTTTCATTTCCAGGATTTGGCGGTGGTGAAGTTGAGGTGACTGAAGGTGTTGCGATCGACTAGTTTGAAGACCTTGGAACCTTGGGACAGGACGAAACCTTCGTGAGGAGTAGGTTTACCCATTATACGACACTCAACAAACGAATCTGTATCATTGACACAATTCAACAGACGCATCTTGATTGAAGAGACGACCAGATATAGACGGAACAGTGTGACATTGACCTCACCCTTATATTTAGAAGGCAATGAATCATACATTACGCGAGCAGAAGGGAACTCTCCTTGCTCTCGGATGAATTTGTTACAGTGTTGCTTGATTGCTGCAACTGATTTTGCTGAGGGGAACTTGGCGAATCGTGCGATCCCTTTGGCAAGAAGTGAAAGATACTGATAGCCAGGGTAAGTAATGCTAACTTCAGGACTACCGATAATGCAAGACTGATCTTCAGGAAACGGATTAGAAAAAACGCTGCTAGGACTTGAAAAATTACCTTCATAATGAGTGTGTGCAACTACGTTGATAGGATCAGTAAGAGTCTTCTTGAAGACATACTCAATCAGTTGAGGTTTGAAGACGCTGCCAGAACCAAACCCAATGAAGTCACCCTGAACATAACCAGAGTGGGGTGCAGGCAGACACTCAAGTGCAGTATGCAGGATGCAAGCGACAGGGCCGTCACCATGATTACGCTCAATGTCAGCATGAGTGTAATTGATCTTGACCTTGACCTTATTGAAGACTGACTTGGTACCCACGAAGAACTCACCCGTCTTAGGACAGGTACCCCACACCAGTGCAGGAGAACCATCCCACTTGATCGCAACCTTGTGATCACGAGCGGTCAGGAAATCTATAACCGACAGATCGCCAGACAGGATGGCGTCTTCAGGGTGTTCTAGGTGGGTGTTTTTCATGCTCTTATTATAGCAGAAATTCACCGTGCAGGCACAGGGAGGTGGACAGTTTGCGAACTGGTTACCCAATAACAGTCTCCGTTTTAATTTTTGCTGCCTTATTCTCTGCTTGTGAAATGGGAGTAGCCCATGGTTCAATTGACATCTTCAAAGCAGATGCAAAAGGAGCACTTTCAAATTTAAATCTAACTCTAATAATCCTTTTAGTTCCTTTTTTTACGCCAAATGAATATCCAGTGTCTCCCCCAGCACTCTCATAAGAAAATTTTGCAGTATCATCCATTAACGCTTTAAACTTTTCATTCTCCTGTCCTGTGGGATTTTCCACTCTCGCAGTATTAGTTTGGTTATAGTTACCATAACCAGTAACTTTGACATACTTAGGAAGTCTATCAGTATCAAGAAGATCCTGAAGGATATAAAGCATTACTTCACCATCATCTTTACTTTTAAATCCATCAAGAAGAGCATCTCTACATTGAGAAAGATACTTATCCTTAATAGATTCAAGAGTTTGGTATGCTTCATCTTTTTTGGTAATTGCTTTTACAGCTGGTTTATCAAGCAACTTTTTCTTTTTTAGAGTCCCCAATTGATTGTGGACTTCATCAGCACCCTGCTCAATAATATCAGAGAAAAACGATTCACTCTTACCAATAAACTTCGCAATCTTTTTAACCCCAGGATTCTTGACTGGAGCATCACCACTTGTCTTTTTCAAAGCCTTCATGGAAATACCTAAGTAATTTCCAGAAATACTTTTTGTAAAATTTGATCTAGGGAATTTGACAAGAACGTCTGCTGGATTATCTTTACTTACTGCTTCCCAACGATCATCAATATCAGTGAAACTAAATCCAGACCTAGCGGTCCAATAAACTTCCGTTGGGTTTCCACCATACCCATGATTATGGGCATAATCTAAAACCGCTTTGGCCATTGCTTTTGCTTGACCAATGGCTCTTTGACGCTCTTGTTGTCCTTTGGTTGTCTTATTTAATTCATCTACTCTTTTATCATACTGAGTCTGTGCAGCAATACCTAGCTTACCTTTCCAACTTTGACCATTAAGAATATAAGCAAGATAAAGTTCATTAACATCTGAAAAAAGAGTATTGGCAGACATAATATTTCTAGTCTTTCAGACTATTTAGATAGTCCTTCTCATTATCATAGGCTTTTTTCTCTCCAGACCACAGTTGATACCCTTCAACCACATCAGGTATCAACCATTGATCCACCCTATAGCAATACTTCCAGTTGACGGGTTGAATACAACCTACCACAACAACCTGAAAGAATGCTACAAGGTGATTAATTAGGGTTACCATGTGGCCAAGGGTTACTAAAATCCATCGGTGGTTGTGGTTTAAACTCTGTTGGGAGTTTGACACCATTGGGATTATCAATTTGTTCTTGAGTGGGAACGATAATCCTGATAGGAGTTCCTTCCCGCTCAAACTCCTGATTCATTTTGATGTATGTTTCAGGAGTAATTTTCTCACTCATCGGTCATTAGCTGCTCGGTTCTCAGAGAAATAAGCATCGAAGGTTCCTGCAGGATATCGCTTGCTCAGTTTCTTGATGTTGATGTCCAGCACCTCATTCATGTCAATGTTCAGTGCCATACATGCCTGAGCAACATACCACATGACATCACCCAGTTCGATAATCATATGCTCACGATTATCTTCATTGTATTCCTTACCTTGGAACACAATCTTCTTCACGATTTCCAGGAATTCACCACCTTCAGCGTTGAGTCCAACACCAGCAGTCAGCAAACGATGAATCTCACAGTTGTTTGCTTCCAGTTCATCAAGGCGTGCTAGGAAAGTTTCACTAGACTTAGAGGGTTGACTCGTGACTTGATCTACGAATTCACAGTAGTTGTCAAAGTTTTGCATTTTATTCCTTAATGTAATTGTTTTCGATTAACCAAGCTTTGGTCATTGGTGTGGGTGGATACTCCTCCCACATATTACCACGAACACAGGCATCTAGTGCATCCTGTGTCATATTTGCTGTATGTCCAGCCCAGTATGCTTCTGCTTCCCAAGGGACAGCATGGTTTGCATATGTCCTTTCTACCAGATTTCTCCACATTTTTGGCACATCTTCTTCTGGATGAATGATTGCCATCAAAGTATTCTTATTTGTGCCTGCCATACAATCTTGTGCAGCGTGCCAACCTTCATGACGCATCACAGACATCAGAGTGTGTGGCTTATGCATGTAAGTTTCATTCAAATAAAAATGATTGCTTACTGTGTGATAAACACCACGATGCATTCGAGGGAAATACTTCTTATGTGCGATGTGAACCTTGGTTCCCATCTTATTCAAGGTGGTTACTAGGCGATTAAATTCTTTTTCAACCGCAGCACTATAGGGATAATCACCACCATAATACTCGATAACATCATCCATTGTCTTGACTTCTACTACTCCGTCATTGCATTCACGAAGAAGCATACAACCCATGGCATCCATGGTGTACCAACCCTTGACTTTACTTTCATCTGCTCTCACTGGAGCAATGGCAGATCCAAAGATCAGGCCTGCCAAGATAACATTAAACAGTTTCATTAAATTATTGCGAGGTATTTAAGAGAACATTACCAGATATTGAAATCCTATCCTCTTCGCAGTTAAAGAATGGATAAACTGCGTGTGACATTGTTGATGGAAAGAACAACATTGTTCCTTCGTATGTAGAATCTAACCTATAACCCCATTCTTCTGTTCCACCTTGAGTATTCAAATAATAAAAAACAAAAGATGAAATCTTTGGATCGTTAGAATTTGCAGCCATTGGTAGTTTGTTTTGCTCTTCCCAATCAGTGGGAATCTTCATCCAGATGACAAAACTATAGACTCCTGTGTGACCATGTGATGGGTTAAACTCACCTTGTTTTTGATAGTTAACCCACATTGATGGAAGCATGTAACCATGCCTTCCCGAAGAAGGCACTCTTTTACCCAATCCACCGAACTCATCTTCATACAAATAGATTAGTTCGCTAAGAGTATTATCCCAAAACCAACCATCTTTGTCAAGTACAAGCTTAGATTCGTGAATATTTCCGACTAGTTTGTGCTTGACTGATAATTCTGCATCATTTACACAAGTCCAAAGGTGCTTCATCTCTTCAGCACTCAACTTTTTTTCAAGCCATCCAAAGTTTGGAGGTCTGATTGCTTTGATATTCATGAGAAATTAAGACTCGCAAACTTAGATTTCGTATCGGTCAGTGTAGATGTAATTTCATCACCCGAATCTATAAGTTCACCACCCTCAGACTGATCACAATCATACAGACGCATCTTCGCTCTGTCAACTCCCACTGTAAATCTCTTATAAACGTTCAAATCATTGTATCTATTCTTCAATTGCTTCACCATGATTTGTCCAAGGGATTCCAACTCTTCAGTAGAAATAAGGGCGAACATAAGATCAGCAGTAGCAGGGAGACCAAAGGACTCAGAAGTGTCAGTGATGTCAACATCGCTGCTAGAATAACCAGAACGAGTGGTCTGCGTGGCAGAAACGATAGGGACGTTTGCTTCGACAGCCAACCCTCTAAGCTCCTCAGCAATTGCTTTAATATAGCTATATGAATTGACATTACCCATCTTGCTATACCTGCTGGAAGCACATATATTAAGGTAATCAATGAAAATAATACTAGGTCGAAATGATTTCTTAAGAGCGAGTTCATTAAGGAGAGCACGGAAGTGACCGACATGCGCTGATGCTGTGGGATACTCTTTAATAATTAGGTGACCACGAGTTTTCTGTGTCAGTTTGTCAATCTTTTTCTCAAAGATTTGTTGTGGAATCTCAACAATGTCTTGAATGTTTACGTCCAGGAGGTTTGCGTCAATACGTTCAGCAATTTTCTCCTCTGCCATCTCCATTGTAATGTAAAGCACATCATATCCGTCCACGAGACAGGCGCTAGCCATATGGCACATGAACAAAGACTTACCGACACCTGTCCCAGCAAGAGCGACATTAAGAGTCTTGTTAGGAAGACCACCTTTTGTAATTTTATTGAAATAACCAAGGTCAAACGGGATGCGATCTTCCTTACGGTGGTAAGATTCAAATCGTTCCGCATAATCTTCTAAGTAATCGTGTCCAATGTGGTTGTCAAATGATACAGCAAGAGCCTCTGTCAAGATAGAAGGGATTGCACCACGATCTCTCTTACTATCTTTGCCTTCTGTGATGTAAATGGAGTCCATAAGTGCCAAATAGATGGCACGATCACGACACCA